TCCGCAATATTTTTCCCGTATAAAACCTGCACCCCATGATCGATTCCAACTCGGTCATTGACGGTGATCGTATAATTATCAAAAAGAACCTCACCGCCCCATCTGTTCAGGAAGGAGTTCTCCTCTTCTCCGCAGATTGCTTCGATCAGGTTCTTTGTCTGGTAATATGCTGTTGATATTATTTTGATATTAGATTTTCCACTGTACTTTTTATTTGGTGCGGTCATGATGTCCAGTGCCTGCTGCCCGTTTTTTTCCGTTGGACGTATATCCAACAGAAAACAATCATCAATCGCATCCATAAAAACCGGTTCCAGTTCTGCACTCACGCCAGCATCTGATTTTGCTTTCTTTTTGATCCGAAATAACTGTGTTCCATTGAATGACTCCAGTTTTACGACTGCGTCCTCTTCTATCCACTTCCAACGGCCCTCTTCATCGATCGGGTGCTGAATCTCCGCTTTCCAACTTCCGTTTAGTATTGCTTTTACAGAAGCGCTCTCCGGAAGTAATGGCATATCGCCGTTATGTTCATAATCCGTATTTTCTGGTTTATAAAGTTCTATCCTTATAAGCACCTCCAGTTCGGAATCACTTTCAGATCAAATCCTCTTGAGATATACACGGTATTCTCTCCCGGTAAAAGATGCAGTTCTGCATAATCTCCATACACAGATGTGTTCATCAATTTTCCATCTTTTCTGTATGCCATCAGCCTGTCTGTATCAATCACCAGATTCTGGCCAACATTCGCTTTCATTTGACTTCCGTTTACCTGCAGGATGCACTCACCTTCACCTGTGATCAAATAGACTGGTCTTGATCTGTCATATGGATTGTAAAACACCTCTTCGGGTGTATATTCTGCTTTTCCATCTGTTCGATATCGGTATCCTTCACACGTAAATTCTACCTCAAACTCTCCGACCTCTTTTACTTGCCGTTCTGCCGCATTGATCTTAGTATGTTTTACATGATAGAAGTACTCCAGTTCATCGCTTAAAATCAGTTCTGTATCATCTTTTCTCATAAGCCATCTTCTCGCAGTCCGAAATCGTTCCTGCCATCTTTGAGGATTTTCTGCAAATGTAAAAGGAACTGTGATTGTAATGTCGCTCACAGTTCCATCTTCTTTGAATATGCTCCCATCTCTTCCCGGT